ACATTATCCTGAATCTTGCGGGATTCGAGAGCGCTGGCCAGCAGGCCAGTCAACACCAACGTTCGCTTAACCGCACTCTCGATCTGTTCCGCACTCGCCGACGCTATTTTTATCGAAAACGATTTCTCAGAGAATGCGCCAAATGCCGAAAGCGGATCAACGGCGCCGTCACTGACGGCAGGTGCGAAGACGAAGCACGCATAGGCGTACACTTTCGCGTGGAACTGTTCGCAAACCGCAATGCGGTTATCGTGGTCTTTCCGACCGGATTCCCCGTTCCCGCCGGGGAATTTATTTTTCGTCAGGCTCAAGCCAGATATCTCGCCATAAGGTGCCAGTGACACACCTGACGAACGGATGATCTTGCGGAATTTGACCGCAACAGCGCTCTTGCCAGCATTCTCGAATTTGGCCAGAACCTGAGTTAGGGCATCGCTGCCTTCCAAAAGCCAATCGAGAGCGCTGTCACGCAAGCTGTCAGCGACGAAGGCCGCATACGCGGCAGGTTTTTCGTCACGCGCACAAGTCAACGTGGACAGAGAAACCGTGAACTGGCTGAGATTAAAACGGTTTGACATTGAAGTATCTCCGATAGAGACCAGCAATCCCACTGGCAGGTGCACGCTCAAAACGAGGCGCATATCAGTAATGTAGTACAGCATCCGATGTATTGCAAGTGATTTTTGCGCCACCTTGCCCTTGCCCTTGCCCTTGCCCTTGCCCTTGCTCAGTTTTTGAATCTGGCCGCATTCCAGGCAGACGGCCCAAATTTTATTCTGTAATGGGGCACCTGGCGGTGCTCAGGTCCCTCAAAAATCCCGACCACATTTTCAAACTTTCCTATTGCAAAAGATATATCACTACTGGTATAATGCCTAAACATCAACAAGGAGAACCAAAATGGACGTACACGTAGGTGTCAGAATCATGGATAGCGACAGAACGGCACTAAAACAGATGACTAAAGAAGAGCAGTGCTCCATGTCTGATTTAATGGTGAGAGCAATGAAGCCTTACTTGTCAGGGGAAGCTGAACTCCCTCATAAGTCGGCAGGAAGGCAGGTTGCGACCACACTCGTCATAGATCACGAGATCAGGGACACGATCAAAGAGATGTCAGACAAGCACGGCCTAAGCGTGAACGAGGCTCTGCAGTTCATGACTTACGAGTTTCTGCGAGAGATGTCCAGGAGCAGTAGGAAAAGTCTAAGAAGGTCGGAAGTGATCAACGGGAAGGTGCAGATCAGGCCAGCAACCTGAAACAAACGACGATTCAGGAGCAAACAGCGAAGTCCAAGTACAAGCCAAAAACGGAATCCGACCATTTCCCCGAATTCGTGGACACGGTCGTGGACACGGTCGTGGACACGGTCGTGGACACGGTCGTGGACACGGTCGTGGACACGGTCGTGGACACGGTCGTGGACACGGTCGTGGACACGGTCCACGTCACGGTCGTGGACACGGTCCACGTCACGATCCAACACATTGACAACTCCAACTCAGAGACCTACACTACACACTCCCTAAACTTTTGACGTGTGTAGAAATGAAGCCAGACCTAACCAGCGTGAATACCCTGGTGACCTCGCCCTCAGCACTGGCAGAACACCTGCAACTCACAACCAACGCCATTCGTCGATGGATGAAGGTGAACCGAATCCCCGGCTCGTCGGTGATCAAGGTGGCCAATTTCTACGACGTGGAGCTAGTCGATCTGCTGCCGTTGACCGGGAGCGAGAAATCGAACGAGACGCGGGTCAGCCTGAAGCCACGGCTGGTCCTCCAGACCCTCATGGACGTCTTCAGAGGCACGATCAGCTTCCAGCAAGCCTTGGACATCACCGGGCAGTCGTCGATCTCGCTGAAGTTGATTCTGACGCACTGGGGAGACGAATTACCGACGCTCTACACCACCCTGGAACAGCTTGACCAGCGTAGAATCTCACTCGATGAAGCGTCGGCGCGCTTGCGGGTGACCAAGAACACGATGAACGGAATCCGCAGGAAATACGGCTACGCGCCGGGGCCGACGCCACGGGTGAGGCCGCTGCCGACCGTGGGGACTCGCACACAGGCAAACAAGGAGATCGCCCTGTGTTGCATCGCTGGGAAGTACACGGCGAAAGAGGCGGCAGAACTGCACGGAGTGTCTCAAAGAACGATTTTCAGGGCAGTAGATAAGCTGTCGGATATCGGACTCGGGGAACTGGCCGGATGGCCCTTGGTATTCCGAGAGGCCTATGCCGCTGAAATTGAGCGTGAAATGTTCAAATTTGCTCGAAAATGGCTGGAATACGCGAGAAATCAGCGACTTTTTATCGAAAAATCGCCAAAATACCCGAAAACGCCCGAAACATGGCGTAATCAGCCTGTAAAGCGACTTTTGGTGGGTGTACTGCTGGCAGAGGCGAACTTGGAGGAAGTGGCGAAGTCGAGAGGGGCTGAACCACAGATTCTGCGAAGCATATTCAATAACGACCTGCAAAACCTTGGTGTGGATTTTGATTCGCTGGAATCCATGCCTATTCAGCACCAGGTCGCGGTCGCTGAGATACTCATTGCAATGATGGAACGGAAAAGAAAGGTAGTCGTATGAGAACACTGATCTTTGGGGAAACCGTGTGGCTGGCAGAAGGGTATCGGGTGGCCAAGACATGGAGCGGTGGGCTGGACTCAGCCGAAGCTGTGTGGGGAGAAGAAGACTTCAAGGGCCTGCGCTGCGCGGAAGTCCTGCTCGTGGGTGACTACACGAAGAACCCGAGGTGGGAAGCGGTATCAAAGCAGTTGGATGTTTTGACCGAAAAGTGTGCAGTTATCGTCGTTGTTGACAAGGACTGGCCATGCGCACGCTGATCTACGCCGAAAACGAGAAAGACGCCCTGCAGTACAAGAACTACAGGTGCTTGTTCGGAGCAGGCATTGCACTGGACGAAAAGGACCTGGAATCGCCGGATTACACCGAAATCCGGTTGGTAGGGACTTACTACAAGAACCCTGGCTGGCACACCTTCATGACGCGGCTGTATCAACTCGTGGCCACAGGCAAAGCTGAATTTACCGTTGAGGAGTGGTGGTAATGTACGACGAGAAGAAGTTAGCCATGATGAAGCAATCACTGGGCGGCCACCACATTGACGAAGACACGTTGGAAGACCTGTCTCATGACGACTTGAGGGCGTTGCGAGACCAGATCAACGCCATGCTCCCAGACGAAAGCCTGTCAGGAATGGACATGACGACCGAGCTTATGAACCAGTACAGGCGAGTACTGAAGCTGCAGCGAGACTGTATGGAGGATTTGGAGGTGCCGCCGAACCAGAAGGCTCAAGTCGCGGCCCAGGTCAAGTCCACGCTCGGAGACCTTGTCAGAATGCAGACCGAGTTCTACACATCGGAGCGGTTTCGCTCTATCGAGAACCTGCTGATCAAGTACATGAAGACCCTGCCCATTGAGATGGCAAAGACGTTTCTGGCTGAGTACGAGAGACTGGGAGCAGCAGATGTCTGATGACGCCTTTGCACGCCACATGTCAAGGCTGAAGGCGTCTTTGTCAGCACACAGCGCAGACACAATCTGTGACTTCATCACGGAGCACACCTATCTGAAGGGCAAGAAGTTCTCCTTTGAAGGACATGAATACCAAAAAGAGATTCTTCAGGACCCTGCATCAACCATTGTCATCTCCAAGGGAGCACAGCTAGGCATCTCGGAAATGAGTTCCCGGCTGGCACTTGCCAGATGTGCGCTAATTGATGGCTTTTCGGTCATCTACACACTCCCCTCTGCCACAGCAGCCGGTGCTTTCATGCAAAGCCGAATATCTCCTGTAGTGGAGAGTTCTCCGTATCTGAAGGAGTTGATCAGCAAAGAGGTCGACAACGTCAGTGTCAAGCGGTTTGCGGAGTCATGGCTGTATCTCAAGGGGTGCAACAAGGACACACAGGCCCTATCTGTACCTTGTGACCTCCTGATATGCGATGAAACCGACAACAGCGACCAAGAGGTCATGACCCTGTTCGATTCAAGATTGATTGCGTCCAAGTATCAGATGCGGGTGTTTCTGAGCACACCATCAATACCGCAGTACGGCATCTCGTTGATGTTCGAGCAGAGCAAGCGCAAGTTCCAGATGTGTAAGTGCAACAAGTGTAACCACTGGTTCATCCCTGACTACCACGAGCACGTGAAAGTACCAGGGTATGATGGGGACCTGGACAAGATCACAAAAGCGCACTTCGCAAAAGCCAACTTCAGGTGGATGGATTCGTATGTAGCCTGCCCGAAGTGCAAGAGCAAAGTCGAACTTGCTGAGTCAAAACGGCAGTGGGTTGTTGAGAATCCGAACGATGCCTTTATCGACAGTGGCTATCAGATTTCCCCGTTTGACTGTACAAACGTCAAGCCCTCGGCAATTGTACGATCCAGTGTGAACTACTCGAGACTGAAGGACTTCTACAACCAGAGACTGGGAAAAAGCCTCGAAGACAGGGAGACGTCGTTGGCCCTATCAGAGTTGAGGGATGCCACCATTAACGAAATGCCGGGAGGGATTCACTCCTATGTCATGGGCTTGGACATGGGAACGACCTGCTGGGCAGTGATCTGTGCCGTACTGCCCAACCAGACTTTGATCATCGTCAAGATCGAAGCCATTCCTGTGCACGAGGTTGTGAGCAGGTCAGCAGCTTTACAGCAACAGTATCGCATCAGAATGCTGGTTGTTGACCGAGGCCCGCTCACGGAGGCGGTCTACCAAATCCAACAGAACATACGCAACAGCTTCGCCGCTGTCTTCGTCATGTCCAAGGGCATTGAACTGTTCCACGTCAAGAACGTGGAGCAAGACAATGACAAGGGTGTTGAAGGGATGAGGCAGGTCAACATCGCAAAAGACGCCTGCATGGACGTGGTCATGAGCCTGGTTAGAGCCGGCAGCATCATGAAGGTGTCCGACAGCATGAACGACACTTGGTACACGCACATGATGGACAACAAGCGTATACAGATGTTCAAGAACGGGGAGTTGATGTATACGTGGGTGAAGACCTTGAAGGTGGATCATTCCCACATGGGCCTGCTCTATGCCCTGGTCGCTTCCCGAATTCTGGGCGTTTCAGACGACTATGGCACTCCCCTACCCCTACTTTCGTCGTTTCAGGTGCGCCAAAGGTAGACATTTGCCATGGCAGTGTGCAGTATGCTGTCATAAAGACTTTGCTGTGCTCAGTTATCTGTTGTAAAATCAGGGACCACGAGGAGGTCCCTGATGTTCGATTCTGTCCGAAAGTTCTTTGGCATGAGCGCCGCGACGCAAATCGCGCCCGTGGCCCCGCCCAAGGTGAAGCCGGGGTCGCAAACCTATCCGTCGTACCTGAAGACGACCAAGCCATCGGACTCGGTCCTCAGCCTCGAAGACCGCAGGCTGGCCAGCACGGACACCACCACGCTGCGCAATGGACAGGACACGCGCACGATCATTCGGGATTTCGTATCGGCTAGCCCGGACCTGAGCGCGGCAGTCTGGGCCTACGCCCGCCTCGGCGTGCCCCAAAGCTGGACGGCGATTGCCAAGAACCCGGACAACACCTTTAACCGGGAAGCCACCCTGCTCGTGCAGCAACTGGCGACACGCTTCGACCTGCTCCCGGACTATGCCACGGACGGATTCACCGGGCCGCAGTCGATTCGGGCCACAAGTGAGTCGTTGGCCAGGGAACTGATGATGTACGGCAGTGCCTGTGGCGAGGTAGTTCTCGGGAAGGACCGGCTGCCCAAACGCATTCAGCCGATCAGCACCACGCAAGTCAAGTTCGTGGCCGGCAAAGACAAGATGCTCGTGCCGTGGCAGTACATCGCGGACCAGAAAATCAACCTGGACTACCCCACCTTCCTGTACGTGAGCCTGGATCAGTCCCTGCTTGACCCCTACTCGACCAGTCCGCTGGAGAGCGCAATCAAGCCGGTGATCTACTCGGAGCAGTTCTCGAACGACATCACCCGAGTCGTGGGCAAGGTCATCCACCCGCGCCAGAAGGTAAAGATCAACGAGGAGCAGGTCAGGAAGTTTCTCAGCCCGGAAGCCAAGACCGACAACCAGAAAGCAGTCGATGAACTGAACGCCATCACGGCAGCCATCGAGCAGAAAATCAACTCGCTGACACCGCAGGACGCCCTGGTCTACTTGGACTCTCTGGAGTTCGAGGTGGAGAACCCGAGCAATGCCGGTTTGGCTACCGAGTACAGCGTCCTGCAGGAGATGAGCAACGCCCGATTGAGTGCAGGCAGCAAGACCAACGGCACGATCCTCGGCTTTGCCTCGGGCAGTTCAAACATTGCCTCCAGCGAAATCATGCTGTTCATGAAGTCGTGCGCGGGTGCCGTCAAGGCCCCTATCGAGGAGTTCTGGAGCCGTGCATTCACCCTGTCGGCTCGCCTGTTCGGACTCGATGTGGTGGTCGAATTCAGGTATGCAGCCATCGACCTGCGCCCGGAAAACGAGTTGCTGGCCTTCAAGCAGACCGAACAGATGATGACGCTGGAGAAGTTGAGCCTGGGGTTGATCTCGGACGACGAGGCCTGCCTGATCTTGAACGGGCAACTGGCACCGACCGGGATGAAGCCCTTGTCCGGGACGATGTTCCACAAGCCGGCCCCGGCAGCGGCGGACCCGCAGAACCCAACCAATAGCGGTTCAACGCTCAACCAGAAGCTGAAGCCAACGACACCGTCGACTGGACGCGGGCAGAACAAGCGGCAGAAGGCTGCCGTGGCTGCTGCGCCAACGACCACGCTGGTTAGCCCGGACATCACGGTGAACGTGGACAACACCCAGTCCTCGGCCTCGATCATGAAGATGCGAAGGAACGAGGAAGGCGAGTTGATCATTGAGAGGGTATCGCAATGAGTTTCGCCATGCGTGCCTTGAAAGCGGTCTGCCCACCGGACCACACCTACAAGGTGGCCCTGTACCCGGATGCCATCAGCCTTGACGCCTACACGCCCAAGGGTGAGTGGGTGGGCAGAGGGTATGCCGCTGGCGGGAATGTGCTGACCGGGTACCGGGCGGTAATGGATGGACAGGAAGCTGTGCTGCGGTTCAACAATACCGAGTGGCTGGACGCGGACATCAAGGCGAAAACCATCCTGGTCTATGACGCGGACACTGGCTATGCCATCAACGTGACACAACTGGAACGAGTAGCCGGGGTGTTTGACGGCTTGTTTGAGTATCGAATGCCCGACGAGGGTGTGGCCCGGATAGGGTAGTGTTAACTTACGACGAGCCAATTAGCTATGACTCGATCAGCTATAGCTATGATGGCACCCCGATATCGCCAGAAGTCGAAATCCCGCAAGCACCGGGTTCCGGGGCGGGCGGCGGCTGGGACGAGGGCGGCACCGGCTACGTCTGGAAGGACCGCGGCTGGGTCAAGGCAACGAAAGTTGCCAGATTCGGTATCAGTGTGCAGTTTGCGGGAAGGCCCTCATCTGCAGCCAGTGTCACCCTCTCCACCCGGAAACTCGCCGTGCGCACGCTTCAAGGCGGTGCCGCGACAGCATCATCGGCACAGTCGCGTGCCTGCATGAGCACGTCCTCCAGCCCGCCAGCGTCCGTGCTCTCCCATAGCTTTTTTGCCACCAGCGAGCGTTCTGTGATAGTTTCACGCTATAATGGAGCCTGTGAAACTCTATCCCTGGACGAACTCGTGGCGCTGATGGGGATGGCCGCCTGACATGGAGACCATTTTGGACCAGACACTGATCAACTACATCATGGCTGGCTTCGGCGCAGCCATCTCATTCATCCTCAAGGTGATCTGGGAGGGTCTCAGGGAACTCCAGAAATGCGACCTGGACATCACGTCGAGGATCAGCCAGATGCAACTTCTGGTTGCCGGTGAGTACGTGAAGAGGGAAGACTTGGAGCGCAGCACAAACATGCAGCGAGAGTACTTCGAGAAAAGTCTCACTGCACTGTTCGCCAAGCTGGACAAGATTGAGAACAAGCTGGACGGCAAAATGGATAGGGAGGTTAAATGAGTACCATTTTCCCAAGCGCACTGGATTCGCTGACCAACCCTCTTGGTTCAGATACTCTGGCTGTAGTCAGCCATGCTGCGCAGCACACCAATGCCAACGACGCGATTGAAGCCTTGCAGGTTCGCGTGGGCATTACCGGCAGCACAGACCCGGCATCTCTCACATACCGCGTGTCCGCCGATGGCGAAGGGGCTGCGATTGCCGCACTGACTGCCAAGACAACGCCGGTCGATGCCGATCTTGTCGGCCTGTCCGATAGCGCCGCAGGGGGCGTCCTCAAAAAGCTGTCCTGGTCGAGCATCAAGACGGCGTTGCAGTCCGTGTTCGCAACGCTGGCTGGTATCGCAGGCGGCCAGACGCTCAACGGCGGCACCGCAGCCAGCGAGACGCTGACGCTGCGCAGCACGGCCCACGCCACCAAGGGCAAGATTCTGTTCGGCACGTCTGCTTATGATGAAACCAACAACGATCTAGGCCTGGGCACGGCAAACCCCTCGGCTCGCCTTCATGTTGTCGATACAATCGAACAGCAGCGTATCGGATACGACGCGGCAACCTACCTCAGCATGACTGTTTCAAACCTCGGCGCAGTGACCTACAGCGCCACAGGTGGGCAGTATATTTTCAAGGGTGTCCAATCCACCGCCACTCTTGGCGCTGAACTGGTTACCAACGGTGCATTTACCAGCGATCTATCTGGCTGGACGGATTCCGGATCAAGCTGGAGTTGGGTTGCTGGAACGGCATTGCACACGCCTGGCTCGGCGAGCACGCTGTCACAGAATATAACGGTTACTTCAGGCAATACGTATTACATCGAACTGACCATTACTGGCAGAACAGCAGGGACGATATCTGTGAGTGTTGGCTCGGTCAGCATGGTCGATAGCGGCTCTACGACTACTTTTGGTAGCAATACTACGTACAAAAAGACACTGGTCGCGGCAGCGTCGGGCGCGGTATCGCTCACGCTTACGCCTACTAGCACATTTGACGGAGCGATTGACGCGATCATCGTCAAAAACGTGACGCTTGGCAGTGCTAAGGCTGTCAATGTTATTCAGAACTCAGATGGCACTACCGGATTTGAAATACGAAGCGGCGGCATCGGACTATCAAACTCAATAGCTGGAGGTGGAGCGGGCAGGTCTATTATCTCATCGACCGGATGCGCCGCATTTGGCTACTACACCCTGCAGGCATTGACAACCGGCGTGAATAACTCTGGGGTTGGATATTATGCTTTGGGGGCATGTACGGTTGGTTCAAACAACTCAACATTCGGCTATAGCTCATCGTATAAACTTACATCTGGATCTAATAACTCCGGCTTTGGTAATCTCTCTCTCTACAGCGCCACTACCGGGTCAAACAACTGCGCTTTTGGCAATTCCGCGTTGGAAGGGAATACCGCTGGCGCAAACAACACAGGTATTGGCCTTAGTGTATTGTTTTCACAGAGCACCGGATCAAACAATGCTGCAGTAGGTGCTAATGCGGGTCGTTACATCGCTGATGGAACGACGGCTAACGCGGCTTGCGACAACTCCACGTTTATCGGCTACAACACAAAGCCTCTGGCGTCTGGTCAAACCAACCAAGTAGTTGTTGGTTACAACGCAGTTGGGCTGGGCAGCAATACAAGCGTCATCGGCAATTCGTCCACGCTCACATTCAAGGCGTTCGGCACTCCGATTCTGACTCCGGCCGCGTCGTCGGTGCCGACAGTCAATGGAGAGCTGACGGTTGAGGCCACCAGCAATACCTCGCTCACCTTCCGACTCAAAGGCACGGACGGCACTGTGCGCTCAGCGTCTCTGACACTCGCATAAGGATATCAACATGGACTACAAGCAATCCACCGTCACCGGCGAGTCATGGCAGCGCTGCCTGCACATCGAGATCAACAACCCGAGCGGCGCAACCCCGTCGATCCGCTTCGACGAGGAACGGCGCATTGCACTTGCCGATGGCACTTCGATAGGCACCCCGGCAGGGGCGATCCACAAAGATTTCACCGATCCGTCTGCTACGTTCCCGTTGCTCGACCCGGCGACGGGCAACCCTGTCGGTGCAACTCTCAGCCACGGCGATGTCTATGCCATTCTGTGGTCATTGTATATGGCACTGGCTGCAGAACGCGATGCTGGTCTGTAACGCCGGTCTGTAACCCATGACAATCTACGACGCCCCCGCAGTAACTTACGATGATGCCGACTACGACTATAGCGGGTTGTTCATTGGCATTATTGCTTCGTGGGCAGTTGTGGTGCTGTCGTCAGTCATGGTCGAGTCGGCTTCTTTACTCTCTGTCATGCGGAAAACCACTAGTGAAGCCTCGACCATGCACAAAACACTCACCCTTTCTTCCCCGCTGAACGGATAACCCATGGACACCCTGTTTATCGGCGACACCGGCACGCAAATCATTCTGGACTGCGGGATCAATATCTCCAGTGCCACGATACTGCACATTGTGTGCCGGAAACCGGACGGAACCAAAGTGACATGGTCAGGCGTGCTTGAAGGCACCAACACGATCAAGTACACGGTCGGTACGGGTGATCTCGACGTGGCCGGCGTGTGGAAGTTGCAGTCCTACGTCGATATGCCGGGTTGGAAGGGTTACGGAGACGTGGTCAATTTGTTGGTCAGTCGGCCACTATAAGGAAAACCAATGAGCCTCAAAGAAGAACGAATCTGGGCAGGGTCAGAAGCCAACCTGCAAACGGCACTGGATGCCGAAGTGCGCCTGATGGCAGGCCAAGGCGACATGAAGGACGACGAGGACGAAGACTGTCCGCGCCTCCTGTCGGTTGCTGATGGCTTGGCCACGATCACGATCAAGGGTCCGCTGGTCAACAGCGACAGCCCCTTCCTCAAGTACTACGGAGTCACCGGCTATCCCGAAATCCGGGAAGCCCTGCTCTGCGCAGTCAATGACCCTGCCGTGCAGCAAATCCTCCTCGACGTGGACTCGGGCGGCGGCTCTGTCTCCGGCTGTGACGACACCGGAAACCTGATCAGATCGGTGCACAAGATCA